ACCTGCCCCAATACTTATAGCCCCATTGTCTGCAATAGACATTAAAGTTGTCCCCGCACTATTCTGCACCAAAAGCGATGTAGTGGCGGATGTTGAGCCGCTACCTTGAATTTGTAGTCGCGTGGTTGGGTTTGACCCACTTATTCCGATTCCAACACCATTTAGCCCAAGTATCAAATCGCAACCTGTAATTGTATTACTCGTTGCTGATGTCATACCAATTGCCCATCTATTATTATATGGGTTAATTGCCAATCCATTATTTCCCGCAGTTGTTTTTTGAGTACACCAAATCGCAGTACCCAAATTTTGGGTATTTGAACTTCCACCAACTTTCAAACCTATATAATTTGTGTTTGCATTAAAAAAAGTATAGTCTGGTGATAGGTCATTCGCAATGATTGTTTGACTTAATGCAGTTGCAACAATGCTTTGAGTATTTCTAAACCCAAAAATTGTATCACTTGCAGTGGCACGACTTGTCAAAGTTCCATCAAAAGTAATTGCGGAATAATTGTTTCCCGTTGTTGTAAAACTTTCTGTGATTTGTGTTTTACCCGTGGGCGCATTTGTGCCAATCCCCAACCGATTATTTGTATCATCCCAAAATAGATTTGAGGCATCACTTGCGAAGGCTGAGCCATTGGAAAATTGAATCGCACCCGCAACACCCGATGGATTGGCAGTCAAAACAATGTTACCACTACCCAAAAGCGATGTACTATTCAAGGTCTTGATGTTTGTTCCGCTGACAAGAGTTTCTTGAACTGCGACATTGCCACTACCAACAAGCGATGTTGAGTTTACCGTCTTGATATTTGTTCCCGAAACGAGCGTATCTTGTTTAGTTGCAAGAGCAGTTGTCACCGCAGTTGTTGTCGGTAGATTTCCCAACTGAACTTTTGTGGTGGTGTTTGATGCTATGTCTACAACTGGAAACACATCGTCCGTTGTTGGGGTTGTTAATTCTGTTAAGTCAGTTATTCTCTTGTTGCTCATAATTCTAAAAAGTTGCCGTCTTGAGTTCTCAAGAAGTCATTGTTTTGTGATAGTAAATAGCCAATAAATTTCTTGTCAAATCCGAGATAGTCCCCATCTTGAGTTGTCAAGTAGGCTAAATCTTGCGTAATCAAAAAGTCAAATGTATCTTGAATGATTGTTTCACTCAATCCGGGAGTGTAACTCTTCGCAGATATTGTAGGCGTGTTTTGTTTTGCTTGAATTGTAGGCACATAACTCTTCGCACTTTGAGTGATATTTCTTTGCTTATTGTTTTGCTCAAAAATATACGTCTTCAAATTAAGCGTGTAATCAATCTTCTTTGATGTAAGCGAAGGTTTGTATGTCTTGTTTGTTAATGTGCGATTAGATTGCTTTGAAACGAGCGTGGGGACATACTCCTTTGAATCTATGAAAGCAATTCCCTCAAATCCTAAAAAATACGCATCTTGAGTTAACAACGAATCGCCCTCTTGAGTGGCTAAACCGAAGAAAACATCAACGGGCGATGATGGCAATATGTCGTGTTGCTTGTTCACGCTGGTGAATAGAACACTTCAGGTTGCTCAACAAGTTGACATTTTAAGATTCCAGTTTCCACAAGCTCATTCGCAAGGTCAGGATTGGTGTTGACTGCGGATGTTTGAGCATATACTTTGTATTCGTACTCCCCATTCAAAAGAGTGAAGGTTGTTCCTTCGGTTACGGCAAACTGATTGTATCTTTCTTTGAATGAAGAAATGTCGTTCAAGATGACATTGACAACTTGATCCGTCAACAGATGTCTCATACTGAATAGGAATTTTGGATTGGCAATAGTGACCTTTTCCGTCAAGGTCAAATACCAATTTGTTGATTCTGCTTTTTCAATTACTAACATCTATTGAAAATAGCGAGATGAAAAATATGTAACAAAAAAAGGGAGAGCAATCGCCCTCCCTTCTTAGCCTATGAACAAAGAATCAATTAGATACCTAAAGCGGTAACAACAGAAGCTTGTAATTTGTAAGGTGCTTCCGCTTCGATAGCTGAAAGCGTAACTTCATAACCGTTGGAATCTCCCATCGCAGTACCTGTGTTCGCAACCATAGCGGTCACATCACATCCGTACTCCTTACCTACCAACCAATACTCATCGTTGTTGTTCTTAACGATGCAATAGCAACGACCTTGAGCAAGAAGCTTCATTTCGTTTCTTTTGGTGGTGGACAATCTGCGAAGTTTGAAAACAACATCCGATTGATTGAATGATGTTCCATTCTCCACGGAGACGTTGGTGGTGATTGTCAATGAACCAGTTCCTTTCGGAAGCTCGTAATCATAAACATCACCACTTGCAACGGTTGTGGCAGTTACTTCACCACTTGCAACGGTGAATTTTGAATCAACCCAACTTATCAAGTGGATTGATTTGATTCCGCCAACTGCGTCTTTGCAGTCAAGCGTGAATCCTTGTGTGAGTAAACAAGCCATTATTTAAAAGATTAAAGTGTGAAGTAAACGATTTCGCCAGGGAATGCAACCTGAACACCAGCCTTGAAAGTGAAACGAACACGAACTTCATCGTTGTCCTGTGAATACCACATCTTCACTTCTTCTTGCTCGTCAATCAAGTCAGTACCCATAAAGAAGTTTGACAAAGAACCAGCGTGAATCTTGTTAGTTCCGTTCAAACCACCTACACCAATAACTCTCATATTTGTACCGGGGTAAACCATTTCCATTGAAGTGGCAGCATCGGCCACGTAGTGGAACAAGTTAGCGTTCTTCAAGTTAACCAACATCAACTTGTAAACATCAATACCAACGAAACAAACCAAGTCAGTTTTTTCAGCAACGGCAGCTGGGATGTTAGCGTATACTTGATCCAAGATATCGTCTACGTTTGCAGCGGTGATTGAAGTGAAAGTGGTTGGAGCAGAGTTTGCCAATACAGGAGAAGCAGCAGCGATGATTTTGTTGAATCCATCGAAACGGTTCAAGTTAGGGTTACCACTTGCGGTGTCACCTTGCCACATTGCAACTTCCAAAGTTTGTGCAATAACGGCAGCCTTTTCAGCACCTACTTGCTCTTCAAATGGAATCATTGTTGGTGAACCAGGCATAATTTGTGTTTGCATCCACTTGGCTTCCAATGTTTTTGGGCAAAGGGTTTCTTCAACTTTTACAGCACCAACGGTGATGTTTCTTTGAGTGAAGGCAGTTGTACCTGATGGGTTGTAACCACATCCGTCAGCTTGAAAGAAAACGGTTGAAGCAAGGATGTTCAAAGCGGCAGCAGATTTGATACCTACTTGAACTTGGTTAGAAGATTGCAACAATGTTGCAGTTTTGCTCCCGAAAAGAGCTTTAACCAACAAATCAGTTGACTGTTCATTGGTGTAATTAGCGAGTGATCCTACTGAGAATGCCATAGTTTTATTTGTTTATTGCGTTTTTGAATTTTTTCAATGCTTCAAACTGGTCGTTTTTCTTGTTTGAAACGGGAGTTTTGATTGGGGTTTCACTTGGTAAGTCAGCAATCTTCTCAATCAAGTCAATTGCCTTGCTCATTGCTTCCTTGTGCTGGTTGTTAGATGTAGACAAAGCCACAACTTTTGCAGACAATTCAGCGATTGCAGATTCCAACTTTGATACAACGTCATTGAAATGGCTAACCGTTGCGAACTCTTCGGCTTCGATTTCGATTTCAATTTCGGGTTCAACGATTTCGGTAACCAAACCACCTACGGTTGTAACCAACAAACCACCTTCAACCTCGTGAGTTGCATCAGGTGCTGGAATAGAACCTTCAGCGGTTTGAACGAAGATGGCAGTTCCCACCGCCAATTCGCCTTCCCATTCAACGATTGTTCCATCAGTCAAAGTGGCGGTTGCCATCTCAACTTTGATTTCTTCTTCGGAGAATCCCAACATCGTGCGGATTTCCTTGAGTGTTTCTTTTGCGTTCATTTTGATATAAATTAGATTTTGTTTTTAATTGTTGCAATTTTACTTTCCATTCCACTTTGAAAGAATCTCTTTCATTGCTTCAATGAGTTGTTCTTCTTTGTCCTCGGGAAAGTCAAAAACTCCCTCCACGGAGAACCCTTTGAACTCACCTGATTTCACCTTTGCCCATACATCGTCATTGTCAATGAGGTATGAAACAAACCAACTGCCATCGGCAACTTCTTCAAATCCTTTTGGTGGCATCACACCACGCTCCCTATCAATGAGGTATGATTCAAACAAACTCACTCCATCGGCAATGGGTGTTTTGTGGTGTGTGTTGACTGCATTGTATTGGTTTGACCTTGCCCATTTTTTGGCAATTTTAAAGATGCTCTCTTTGTCAAATACGACATAGTATTCACCTCTCACTTCGTCTCTGCGATAGATGGGTAAATCAGCAATCATCGCTGCACCGGTAACGATTCTTTTCTCCTCGTCTTGGATAGCGAATTTGATAGGCGATTCGCTGAATGCTAAAAAGTCCTTTTGGATGGCTGCGTTTTCAACGAGAGAAACAAAGTCAATGCCTGTCTCCTCGTCAAATTCGTTGATGGTTAGTTTGTAAACTGGAAGTTTCATCGTCTTTAAATAGCGTTATTGAGTTACGGATACTTTTTTCAATGATGCCACACGACCTTGAGTCCGTGAAATGTCCCCTTCGGTAACGTATACACGTTGATCAAATCCGTTGACTTGTGGCAATGTGGATGATACTCTCGGTGCTGCCATTTGTGCCATCCCTCCTCCGCTTGATTGCATTCCCGATGGTGCAGATGGTTGACCGCCTTTGAGGATGTCTCTCGCTTTCTTTGCGTTGGTCAAAATCATTGCAGCCAAACCGATGTACTTTGCAGCACCAGCAAGACCACCCGTGGCCACGTTGTCGGGAGATGGTTTTTGAGTCACGTTCAATGCTCCTGATATTGCCATTGCCGTATCGGCAGCGATAACTGACAAAGCAATTGCCTTGCCTGTTTTGGTTTGCTCTCCAGCCAATGAAGCGATGGAATTTGCCAAATCAATGGACGCTTTGTACAGGCTTTCTTTTGCACTTTGAACGGCTTCTTCGTTCTTGATTTTGTCTGCGGTTGCCTTGTCGCTTATTGCCTTCTCTTTTGCTGCGGTATCTTCGGCAAGTTTGATGGCGTTTTCTGCGTTCTTCTTTTGAAGTTCTTCTTCTTTTTTATCAAGTTCAAGCGTTGCCAACATTTGGGCATCCGCATATTTTTGGTCAATCAATGCGAGTGCTTCAGCGTTGCCTACATTCGCCATTTGTTCTTGAATGTACGATTCTTTGAGTGCTGCAAGTTTGTTCTCATATTCAACTTGCAATCGCTCACCTTCGTCCTCCACTTGTGCCAATCTCAACTCCCTCGCAGTTTCGTTTGCAGAAAGTTCCGCAGAGATCAACTGGTCTTGTGCCTTAACTCTTAACGCTTCAATTTCTTGTTGTCTCTGCAATTCATCGGCAATCCGTTTGTCTTTATCGGCTTTCCTTTTCTTCCCGGCTTCTGCGTTTGCATCGGCTTGTGCTTGTGCTTGTTCTTTATGATAGTTGCCTTCTTCAACTGCCAACACTGCAAGTGCGTTCTTTGTGTCAAGTATAATCTTTCCCCACTCTTTCTCGGTGTTCTTGCCGTAGTTTGCACGAGCTTGTGCAAGGTCATTCTCTAACTTTTGCCGTTGCTTGTTAAACACTCCGACTTCATCACCTCTCGCCTTCAGCAATGCAATCTCTCGGTCAAGTTGCTCATTGGCTTTCTCGGTTGTCTTGTTGAGTTTTTCTAATGCCCTATCTTGTGCGGATGTGATTCCAACCCAATCCGTGAATTGCTGAACTAAACCACCTACAAACTTGACCATTGAACCAAGACCAGGGATCAACGACATCACGGCTTTTTTGAGTGTGTCAAAGTTGGCAATGATTAACGTCAAAGCGATACCGATTGCACCAAAGGCAAGGTTTGACATATTGCCCAACGCCTTGAACGCACTCATCACACCACCTTTGATATTCTTTGCAATCGCCCCAAATTGTTGTTGAACCTTTCCGAGTCCTTCAAGACCTTCAGCCAATGCCATCGCTCCTTGCAACTTGACCATTGTCTTCTCCAGTTCTTCCGATTGGTTGCCGAACAATGCCATTGCCCCTTGTGCTGCTTGGAATCCACGAGCAACTCCCGAAACAACGGTGTTTAATTGTGCAAACTTATCGGGGTTTACTGCCTTAACTCGGTCATTGAAGTCCTCCATTCGGTCACGAGCTTGAGCAAGTGCCTTCTCAGCCTTGATGGCTTCAGGTGAAAACTCCCCAAACTGCATCACCGCTTGTTGAGCGGCAACGGTTAACTCCCTAATCTCTGCCTTCATTGACTTGAAGTCAGGCTTGTTGACGGTTAAGTCAATACTTGCATTTAATGCCATCTTATTTTTCTCCCATTAAAAAGTAATCAATACCATCAGTCACAATCTCGTGTGCTGCCCAGTTTCCCGACATACTATGTGTGTCTGCTCCGTCAATCTTTGCCGTGCCTGTTGTTGCAATCGTAACCGAATGTGCTGCGGTTATTTTCTTGACTGCAAAATACTTCCCACTCAATCCAGTTGGATCGGGTAAGGTCAACACCATTCCTCCCGTTGCTGGATTCAACAGAAATAAGTAATCGTCCTTTGTTGCCGTGTAACTTGTTGTTATCGTTTTGACATCACCACCACTCAAAAAGTTGGGATACATCTCGTAATTACCGACATACATTGTGTCCGATTTGGTGACCTCAAAGTCCTCACAAACAATCGCCACACTCCCGTTTGTCTCAGTCCCGAAAACCACATCCTTCAAACCAAATCCCGAATTGTCGGTGTTGGTTGGTGATTGAACGATTCCAGTTCCCACAAATACCCCATTGCCTGTGCTTTCGCTTGTGCCAACACTCACCGTACGAATGCCGGGTTTGATTGGGTTGCTTCCGCTTGGGTAAATATCACCGTAGGTTTCCTCACTTTGTCCTCCCCCCGTTCCGCTTCCAATGGTTTTGTTTGTGATGGTTGCTGGTTGTATAAATTGAGCCAACAAAAACTCGCACAAATAAACGCCTTCATCCGTTGGGTTGTAGTTTTCAACCTTGTTCAATCTCCAATACTGACCTTCAAAGAAGTACAGATTTTTGAATTGTAAATTATACCAATCACTTGGAGTGATGCGGAAATATGCTCGTACTATTTTAGAATTCTTGTTGGTGATTTCATTCAAAAAACGGAAGTAGTAATTGGTGACAAGGTTTGAATTCCCATAACGATAACCAGCACCAACGCCTAACTCCTTTGGCATCCCAAACAGGATATCAAATGTCGGGTTGCTCAATGAATCATAATGAATAGTCATTGGCAATGCCGTGCGATTGCTGAAGGTTGAAGGACCTGAGAACATTTTCCAACTTACTCCAGTTTGTAAACCACTATAATAGAAGATACGAAGGTCACCATCCTTTTGAGCTTCGACATAAGACAAGACAAAGTTGCGTTGTCTGTTGTCATAACTCTTGATTTGAGTTGGTGAAAAAATGATTTCAATTTTCTTCTCCGTTTTTACAAAATCATTGTCAACCTCAAAGGTGCGTGATCCATATGTATTTTGATAGTTCTCTTGATATTGTTGATTGCTTACATCCTTGCCTTCTTTGTAACTAAACTTGTAAGGGTTTGCATCCAGTTCTCCCATTGGCACAATCTCGATGGGTTGTGAGTAATCCAACTTCTTTGACCAATCTAATTGACTGCCATTGTAGAAATCATCACGAGGAACACACCTCAACACCTTTGGTTGGTCTTTGTTAGGTTCAATGTAGAGATTGAACATCTTCACAAATGACATCAACATCTCGCTTTGTTTGACTTCCGAATTCAAGAATGACCCAAAATCTACGGCATCCCCATAACCAAAAGTAGTGGCGTTTTGATCATTCCAAAAAACAGAATCTGCCAACAACCCAAATTGAAATGATGAGTTCGCCAAATATCCGAGTGGTGCGGATTTGTTGTAAATCCCTTTGAATCGGATTGTCACCACGTCACCACTATCCAAGCTCACATTGTTGAATGTGATGTAGGATTCGTGCGTGATTGTGGATGAGAAGTTAATGCTCTCCCAACTCACATCAACCAAACTGCCATTGACATACAAGCCATATTCCAAAGTCACCGTAGTGAACGAGCCTATTGGAGTAAGTTGTGCAAATATATCTGCGTTAAAAACGAATTGTCCTGATACTGGAGTGATGAACTCACCGGTTGATGGGTTGTAATTATTGCCATTGTCAAAGTTGCCCGATGTAGAATCGTTTTGGAAGATCAATGTCGTTCCATTTTGCACGAGTTGTGCCGTGCCTGTTCTACTTGCTTGGAATTGTCGGTCTTGTATGGTGGTGCTATTCAACGTCAATCCATTCGGTGGTGATATAATCAACCTTTTGAATCGCTCATTATGAAAGAACGAATCGCCCGTGTAGGAATAACCAGCATCCGAGAAGATTTTGTCTACAATCGTTTTGGCATAAAGACAAGGTGTCATTGCAATGACCGCAAAATCTGTGATGTTGCGAGTGTTTGAATACCCTTTGTCAATCATTGCATACAAATAACCCTCACCCAATGCGAATGCCTGAAGCGTGTTGTTTTTGTAGATTTGATTTGACCAAGAATCTATCACGTTCCCACTTGACAAAGTGTGATTGTATTCGCTGAAATCCAACTCATTCAATTTGCGTTCTGCAATTGTTGTGAATAGGTCTGCGGTCTGTCCGTGAATGCTACATTCGTAAACGATTGCCGTAGTATCTGTGACGTTGATTTGAATCAATCGGATGAATCCCCTCAACTGCTCTATTTCGTCCAACAGAACCACGACATCGGCTTTCTTGTTGGGGTTAAAATCGGGAGCGAATTGTGTGGATGTGCGAACAACGTGTTCAACCTCAAAAATGTGGGAGAATAGCTTGTTGTTTTGTGAAGTCCCTGGTATTGTGATTGTCTTTGTCCACTCGCTGGAGCGTGATTGTGGTTCACGAATGTCAGCAATTGCCTTGTTTATTGAGATATCAAAATCCGCAGACAAATCAACGGGCGTATTATTCACTAAGAGCCTTATCATATGCGTTGTGATTTGTCAGCAAATGAAAGCGTGATGTCAAGTTCAAGGTTGAACATTCTATCTTGTACGGTCTTTTTCTGCTCATATGCCACATTGTCTATGTTGACTGCGTACAAAGTGCCATCATACATATAAACGATGGGTGATTCAATCAGGTCTTTCAACCAAATTGATTCCACATCATTGATCCAGTTACTAAACAACTTAATTTTTTGGCTTGTTTCGGTGTGATAATTGGTGCGAGTCCTTGCCGATGTTTGGTATCCGTACGATGCACCCAATGTGTAGGGGTTTTGTTGGAATTGTTTTCGCACTACTTCAAAGTTATCTCTGCGAACCATATTAAAACGGAAGGACTCAAACCCACCAAGACGATTCATAAAGAAAATATCAGTTGTTTCGTACTTGCTACACTCGTCCTTGATGTTGAATCGGTATGTCTCGGACTTGGATGTACCTCCAGCCTTCAACACAACGTCAAAGAATGTCGCTCCACCGGGTATTGTTAACTGACTTCCAACGGGTATTCTCACCACCTTAGACGAAGGCAAAGTAAATGTCTGCGTAGATGTGTCGGAATAAGTAATTAGAACGCTTGTGGCATCTCCTTTCAAAGCATAGAGCCAATCCTTTTGAGTGCGGTGTATTGTCCGTGTGCGGACGTTGGTCAAGAACTTTGCGGATGTGGATGTGGCGAGATAATTAGCTTGAGAGTAGGTGACCAAATCAAATGGATTCAAGGCAGCGTTCCACACCGTGCCGGTTGCAGATGTCAAATCAAGATATTCCGTGATTGTTCCAGTTGGTGAGTTGCTATACTCATACCCGAACTCTACCTCGTAATCGCTGAATGAGTTCACGCATCCGCTTGGTGATGTATCGGTGAATTCCCAATTATTGGTAACGTAACTTTCAAGAATTCTGCCAATGTTGAACACGCCCTTGTTTGTACTGCCAAAGTAAATCGGTGCTTTCAATTTTGCCACGGTTGTCGCTGCGACCTTGACATCGGCAATGAACTTGAAATTGTCTTTTGTGTAGATACCACCGCTTGATTCCGTTATGACAAAGTTTGTGTCATTGAATGCTGGTGCGTAGTTGTTGGGTTGTTGGGTGATTGATAGAGCCACGATAGAAAATAGCGGTTAGGGTTATGCGTTCCAATTGATGATAATTATTGAAATTTAATTTGTTACTTTGTACAATAGTTAGGTGGCGAAATTGGGTAGACGCATAGGGAATAGTCATTCTTTGTAGAAATACAAAGTCAGCACTAACCAGACAAAGTTGATGTCATATAGGTTCGAGTCCTATCCTAACTACAACATCTCGTGCAGACAAGCCACAACGTATGCGTTGAATCCTTTGGCGGCTGCCTGTTCAATTCTTTTGTCTCGCTCCTTCACCTTTGCCTTGAAAAAAGCAATCGTGTTGAGAAACTCTATGAGTGGCATTGTGAGGATGGCATCCCACTTTGTGCGGTCACCTTTGACAATTCTGTCAACCAACTCAAGCCATATTATCGGACTTCCGTTATTTCCTTCTTCAACTGCTCCATCTCCTTGATCAAATAGGATTGGATAGTTTTCAATAACTCTGGATAAACTGCCGAAAAAAAAAGCGAGTAGCTATATGGCAACGGCACTTCCATTGATAGAAACAAATCGCACTTGTCTTGATAGTGTGCTTGTGCATCTTTGATGGTTTTTGACTTGCCAAAGAAATCCACCTCATAGGCGAGTAACGCCATTATTTTGTTGAGCGATTCTATCGTATCTCCGTTGAACACTTGTTGAAGTTCTATGAAGTGGTGGCCACAAATCTCATTGGGTGTTTTTGCCAATCGGAAATATCTGCCCTTGTGTTTGAACATAAATTGAACAGGTCGGTTGGGCAGTTCATTCAAGAACTCCAACTTCTTGAACTCTTTTGTCAGCTCGTCAATGGGCATTGATTCGACCTTGTCCATTGTCCAGTTGTTAACGATGGCAAGGATGTTCATTGTCCTTTCAATGTGGGACATATCACGACAAGAGTGAATCTCTTGCAGTTGGTGGATGGTTATGTTGTTCCAGTTCATATTATGCAAAGTAAAATGTTCCTGGTCTGTTGTGTTTTTTGCAATCAAGAGCCAACGCCAATGCCATAACGCAGTCATCGTGAAGTCCTTGTGGTGCGGTGTATCTCACGCCCGTTCTTGTGTACTCAAATTCAAAGTTTTCCATCTCCGAGCCTATCGGTTCTTCAGGGAAAAACACCTCCTTGTTTTGGACTGATATGAC